TCTCAATGCATTACGCGGGTGTCCAAGATGAATGATGAATGGATAATGGAAATTGGTCGAAGTAGCATTCGCGCTCTTCCTCTGGGTGATGGTGAAAAGCTGCGGGGATTTAGATTCCAACGCATGATTATTGATGAGTTGTTGTTAATGCCTGAAAAAATTTACAATGAAGTTATTATCCCCTTTCTCTCTGTAGTTGAAAACCCCACGGAACGCCAAGAGGTCTATGATTTAGAAACCCAGATGATCGAAAAGGGTAAAATGAAAGAGGAGGACAGGAGGATTTGGCCAAACAACAAAATCATCGGTCTTTCTTCTGCCTCTTACAAGTTTGAGTATCTCTACAAGATTTACCAGCAATATGAAGCCTTAATTCTTAATGAGAACAAGCAAGATGGAGCGCACAGGACTGTCATGCATTTTAGTTATGATTGCGCCCCCGAGCAACTGTATGATCAAAATTTGATAAGCCAATCTAAGGCGACCATGAGTGATTCCCAGTTTGAAAGGGAATTTGGAGCCATTTTCACAGATGATAGCTCTGGCTATTTCAAGGTTAGTAAAATGGCCGCTTGCACTCTTGCTGATGGGGATGGGCAGTGTGTTGAGGTCGTTGGCAATCCGAAAGATGAATACATTCTCGCCTTCGACCCGTCATGGTCCGAGAGTGAGAGTTCTGATGACTTTGCAATGCTGATAATCAAGCTGAACCGAGACACACGGAAAGGCACCGTGGTTCATAGCTATGCTTTGTCTGGAGCCAATCTTAAAACCCACATCAAGTATGCTGCATACTTACTTACACACTTTAATATTGTTGCTGTTGTAGGCGATTACAATGGAGGTGTTCAATTTCTTAACTCCTGCAATGAAAGTGACATATTTAAAAAGCGAAATATTAAATTAGGCGTGATTGAGGCTGATTTGGACAACGCAAAGGATTATGATAAAAATTTGCGCCGTATAAAGCAGCAATACAATCAAAGTCAGAATAATATCGTATTCCTAAGAAAACCAACTTCCGCTTGGATTCGATTGGCAAATGAATCCCTTCAAGCCGCGTTTGATCATAAAAAGATATTTTTTGCAGGTGCTGCAATGAATGATGATTACAATATTCAGCGTAAGTCCAGAGTTCCAATAAAAGAATTAAAATTCATGAGGAACGACCTAAATGAAAAAGGTAATGTGGGGGCGCGGATGATTGATTTTGTTGAGCACCAAAAGGATATGATGGATTTAATTAAAGTTCAATGTGCTTTGATACAAATTACAACTTCTGTGCAAGGCACTCAAAGTTTTGATTTGCCACCTAATTTAAGAAAACAAAAGGGTGCAGATAAAGCTCGCAAGGACTCATATTCTGCCTTGGTTTTAGGCAACTGGGCGATGAATGTGTTTTACGATATGGAGTCTGATAAAGCAGATAACGTGCAGACAACTTTCACGCCAATGTTCATTTCTTGACATTTAAAAGTTGAAAGTCAACTTTGGGGTGTAATATCAACTATATCCCATGGCTAAAAGAAAATACACAAAGCGCTCAGAATATTGGACGAAATTCGACACAAGTCAACACCCTTCGTCCGCTGCTAGTCCAGAGGTCACACCAGAGTTATTAGGAGAACCGTTTTATACCTCCGAAGCCTCTTACTCTCAAGTATCTAAGGCTAGGCGGCAAGCTCTAACAACGGAGGGTTTCAAGGGTTCACGAACAAATAATGTAGCTTATCGTAATCCGAAGGAAAGATTCTCTAGCATTAGTGCAGGAATGCTTCCATATCAATATGCAGCAGATGGTGTGACGGCTAGAGATGCTATTGAGTTGTGTCAAAAAGCCTACGCTAATGTAGCCGTCTTTAGAAATGCTATTGATATAATGTCAGAATTCACCAACACAGATATATATCTGGAGGGTGGCACACGCAAAAGCAGGGAGTTTTTCTATGAATGGTTTAAAAGAATTAATTTAATCCAACTAAAGGATCAGTATTTTCGCGAGTATTATAGAAGTGGAAACGTTTTCCTTTACAGGATAGATGGTAAATTTAAAACAGAAGATTACGCTCGATTAATCAATCAGGTAGGCGCGATAAATTCCTCTGCGAATAAAGTTCCACTGCGCTATATCTTACTTAACCCATACGATATCATAGCTACTAGGGCTACTGGGTTCACTAGTGGGGGCGTCTACAAGAAGGTTTTATCTGAGTATGAATTAGCTCGGTTATCCAGCCCCCAAACAGATGAAGATCTCGCGGTTTTTGAAGGCTTGGACCCCGATATACAAAGCTCCATTCGGGATGGGTCTTATCAAAGGGGTGGGGTCTCTATAAACCTTGACCCAAGGAGACTGTCTTATTCTTTTTATAAAAAACAAGATTATGAGCCGTTTGCTATTCCTTTTGGCTTTCCAGTATTGGAAGACATTAATGCCAAGCTGGAACTGAAGAAAATGGATCAAGCGATTACGCGAACAGTGGAAAATGTTATTTTGCTGATTACGATGGGGGCCGATCCTGACAAGGGCGGCGTTAATCCCAATAACCTTTCTGCGATGCAGAACCTTTTCAAAAATGAGAGTGTGGGGCGTGTCTTAGTTTCGGATTACACCACAAAGGCTGAATTTATAATACCTGAACTCAATCTGGTGTTAGGGCCAGAGAAATATCAAATACTTAACGAGGATATTAAGCAGGGTTTACAAAACATTGTCGTGGGAGAGGAGAAGTTTAACTCTACCCAAGTTAAGGCTCAAATCTTTATTGATCGTTTGCAGGAGTCCCGTTTCGGCTTCCTTAATGATTTTGTTAACAAGGAGATAAAGAGGATAGCCAAAGACCTCGGTTTCAGGTCATGGCCAGAAGCAAAAATGAAAGACATTGACATGAGGGATGAAGTTCAGCTTATGAGAGCGTCAACTAGACTCATGGAATTGGGAATCATTACTCCAAAACAAGGCATGGAGATGTTCCACAATGGCAGATTCCCTGAGCCTGATAAGCTTAACGAAGCTCAGAAAGATTTCCTTGAGGAGCGCGAACAGGGTTATTACAATCCGATAGTTGGTGGAGTCCCTGTGTTTACTCCCAGTGGAGCGGTCAAGGGTCCACCTAAAGAGAGAGGGCGACCAGAAGGCACAACAGACATTCCACTTGCAAATGCCAAGTATTCCAGAGCCAATATACAGCAGACAATTTACGATGTGGAAACCTTAATACATGAAGCGAAGGCTCAATTAATCAATAAACTGAAGGTAAAGGAGCTTACGAGTGATCAAGAAGACATGGCGAGCAGCTTATGCGAGTCCATCGTTTGTTCTAGAGCCAAAGAATATTGGGGAGAAACTCTAGAATCGTGTGTAAAGAATTTCAATGAGATTGAGAATCTAGACACTTTAAAAGAGGTATTAGACATCTCTGCCGAGCACACTCTAGAAACTTACGCATCCGCCATTTTGTATCATAGCCATGAAGAAAAATAAACTGAAACAAACATTTAAAGTAAATAAAGATGAGATAGAAATCTCTTTAGTTCCTAACGAATACGAAACAACAGCGGGTTATGGTAAGCCGTATCCTGAGCTTCAAGAGGATAAGAGGAAAATTACTTTAGATCAAGATAAGCAGGACAAACGTGAACTGCATCATGAAAACCTTAAGGAGATGCTCAAACATCATGAGGATGCAGTAAAAAACGTTAAAGCGGAAATTGCTGCTCTTGAAAAAGACATGAAGGAGGACGAAGGCGATATTCGCAGGGAATCCGACGCCAACATGAGTAAGAAGCAATGGGATAAAATCGACAAGAAAGAACTCAAGAAGGACACGAAAAAGGAGAAGGAGGAGCATGAAAAGGATGCCATCAAGGATGATAAGGGTAAGATTAAAAAACTAGATAAGGGTGCTCCCTCTGAAAAAAAGGACGCCGAAAAGAAGGCTCTAAAGAGGGATATGGACTTCGACAAGGATTCCGAGAAGAAAATGGAAGGTGATTATGGAAACGGAGGCAAAAAAATTAAACCCAAGAAAAGTTACGCTCAAATTCTTATAGATATTGCCGCAGAAAGGTTTGGTGGAAAAAAGCGTAGCGCCTTAAAGGATAGCGATTTTCTTGATCCCAAGAGACGCTCTTTCCCCGTAATGTCCGCCCAAGATGTTAAGGATGCTGTTAGCAGTTGGGGAAGATATAAAGGTTCAATGACCTTTGATGAATTTAAGGCTAAATTAATCCGTAGGGCTAAGAAAATTGGAGCCGAAGGCGCTCTTCCAAAAAGCTGGATGGAGAAAAAGTAATGGAATACAAATATACCACCACTTTTGACTCTCCGCTTTTAGCATGTGAAATTAGTGAATCGTCGTTAATTTCAAAGGCGTCTCTTGAGACTCTGGCTCCCCTTGTGCCAAAAGATATCGATTATGAGGGGAACGTAGATCTTCTTGGTGTGGCTTTTAATGCCGCTGTAGTAAACAAGTTCAATAAAAATGGAGACGGCATGGATACAGCTACGGCTGTAAAATATACAAATAATTTTGTTCATAAGCCCACCAACATTGAACACGACAAACAGAAGGTAGTTGGCCATATAGCCTCTGCGGGATATAGCAGGTTTGGCTCCAATGAACTATTGGAGGTTTCAGAAGCGGAAAGGCTCAAGGAACCCTTTAACATTGCTCTGGGAGCGGTTTTATATAAAACGGTTAATCCCAACTTTACTGAATTAGTTGAGAAGTCTCTCAACCCTGATGACAGCGCTTTCCAAAAGGTATCAGCAAGCTGGGAAGTTGGTTTCAATGATTTTGTTTTAGCCGTTGGAAGCGACCTATTAAGTGAGGCTAGAATTGTGTCTGATCCTAATGAAATAGAGGAACTCAGGGGATTCTTGAGGAGCTATGGAGGATCGGGAAAAACCGATAAGGGGGAAAGTATTAATAGGTTGATTATGGGTGATATTTATCCACTGGGAATTGCTTATACTCTTAATCCCGCCGCCGAAGTCAAGGGGCTGTACGGAGAGAAGCCCCGTAGTAACAGAGTTTTTATAAACGATAAACGTGATAAAATTTCACAAAATAATAATTTAAATGTAAACAACCAAAAGAACATTATCGATATGGAACTTGAACAGACTCTTAATGAACTAAAGGATCTTCTTAAAGAGAAGAAATTCTCGAAAGAAGCAGTCGCTTCAATGACCGATACCTTTGCGGACGCTATTCGCCAGCGCGATGAGCAATATCGCAAAGATATTGAGGCAGAGCGGTTGGCTAAAGAAGGTAAAACAAAGGAATACGAAGACCTCAAGGCTTCCGTATCAGAACTCGAAGAAAAGCTTGGGGCTGCAAACGAGCGCATTTCTCACTTTGAAAATGAGAAACGTGCAGAGGAGGCAGTCGCTGCTTTTAACGGGCGTATGGAAGAAATTGACAGCAAGTTTGATCTCGACGATCAAGATCGCGAATTCCTTGCAACAGAGCTTAAGGGTCTGGAGGATCAAGAGGCTTTTGAGGCATTTGCTTCAAAACTCGAAGTTTTGTGGAAGCACAAGAACAAAGAGGTTCAGGCTGAATTTGATGCTCAAATCCAAGCTCGCATTGACGAAGAAGTCGCAAAAAGGGTGTCTACTGCTTCTGCTGAAGAAGTTGATGTAGAAGAGGCTCTGGATGCGGCTGAAACCACTGACGCTCCAGTTGCTAATTCTAACGAAGCCGTGGCTTCTGAAGAGGCAACGTTGCGCGACAAATTCAAAGCCGCGTTTTCTCGCGACAATATTGAAATTTCTTAATTTAACACTAAACAATTATGGCATTACGAATTCTACCTTTCAGACAATATTCTGATCACGATGTCGTGAACATGTATTCCGTTGTGGATGCAGACGTTCTCGACTCTACCACTGGATCGGGCGCTGGCGATGCTGGCGTTTTCGTGAAGGTGCAGGACGGTAACTTCGATAACGATCCAGTAACCTATCAAACGAACTCTTATCTTGGTGATACGAGCTATCCGTTTCTTGGGACTACGGAGATGTATCCGCAAGTTAATCTTAAAATTACAGGAGCCAGTGATTTGGATCAACCTCTTGGCTTGACTCTTTATCAGACTGCTAAAAATGATGAGAACGGCGAGAAGCTGCTCTACAATCCTCAAAAGCAGACTGAGCTTCAAGCAATGCTTCCAGGGCAAGCTGTTCCAGTTCTCACTAAGGGAATTGTTACTCTAAGTTCTGATGCATTTGATGGCCCTATTAGTGACTACGCCCCAGGAAATAGCATCAAGCTTTCTTCTAATGCTGGTAAAGTCACTGGTCTTGCTAGCGCTAGTGCTACGACTACTGGTAATTCACCCGCAGTCTTCGGCCACGTTCTTGGAACAGGCGTTCGCTCAAGTGTAGGGAATACTACTGATCAGTTCGCAGGCAATTACATTGTCGTGTCATTTGACTGCAATTAATCTACGGAAAGGATTTTATAAATCATGAAAATTACTTTAAAAAGAACTCCAGAGCAAGTCGAGCTTGTAAAAGCTATGGCTTCCCGCAACCGTAACGTTGCATATGAGGCTCAGGTTGCACTTGCTGAATTCATCGGACCAGTTTTGGCCGAGGTTCTCAACAATGCCCCAACGGTAAGCAATCTGTTCCAATCACTTCAATTTGATGCTGATGATAACCCAAGCATCCCTCTTGATCTTTACTACAACATCTCTGACGAAGATTACGTCAGGGTTTGGAGTCAGACTCATGCAGGTGGTCTTCCCAGCAACCAAGTGCTGCCTACCGCTTCTGAATTGAAGCTGGCTACTTACAGCCTTGATACTGCGGTTGATTTTGATCGTCGCTATGCAGCCAAAAGCCGCATGGATGTCGTGGGTAAGACTTTTACCCGTGTTGCCCAAGAGATCCTTCTTAAGCAGGAGCGCACTTCCGCTACACTGCTTATGACTTCACTTGCAGGAGCAAGCACTACATCTTCCACGGCTACTGGCGATAAGCACATTATTGCAAACGCCATTAAGGGTAGGTTCCAACTTGCAGATATTAACGATCTGTTCACCTTGGCCAAGCGCATTAATAGCTCATGGATTAACGGAACGCCTACTACTCGCACTAGGGGACTTACAGATATTGTAACTTCTCCCGAGATCGTAGCGAATATTAGGTCTATGGCTTACAACCCTGTAAACACTAAGGATTTCGACGGTACCCCAGTTGGTGCTGGTGAATTCCCGCTTGCAGGACCTGAGGCTCTCAGAGATGAACTCTGGCGCAACGCAGGCTTGTCTAGCTTCATGGGTCTTAACATCTTGGAATACAACGAGATGGGTAAGGGTCAGAAGTTTAACACGCTGTTTGCTACTGCTGCTGGTGGTGCTACTTATACCTCACTGACTAACAGCACGAACTTCGCGTTCAGTGCTGCTGGAACAACCGATGAGATTGTTGTAGGTATTGACCGCACTCGCGATTCTCTTATTCGCGCCGTTGCTACGGATGCGGAGAGCGGAAGTGAGTTTAACCTCATTGCTGATGATCAGTATAGCATTCGCCAAAACAAGATTGGCTACTTCGGCTCTGTCGAGGAAGGCCGCGTGGTTCTTGATAACCGCGTCCTTGTGGGATGTGCTGTTGATTACAGCTAATAGTTAACTCTTAAATTAACTTAACACGGAAAGCCACCCCTTCGGGGGTGGCTTTTTTTTTGTAATTTATTTGGTAAGTGTATATAATAGTATATGGCTAAGAAAAAAGCAGCTAAGGAAAAAGCTCCATTTACGGAAGTAACTACAGGTCAAGAGCAACCTAAAAAGAAAGGTTTAATTGAACAGCTAGAGGAAATGAGGAATAATGGGGAAACCAGTACTGCTCGTTATCTGGAGTTGTTGAAGGAGGTTGAGGTTCTGTACGGAACGGGTGAAACGAATTCTTTTGGCACTAATGACATCAATATCCTAGAGGAAAGACTGGGTAAAATGAGCAAGGCTGATTTACAGGAGTTTGCCAAAAAGGTGGGTATTAACCCTTTCTATGAGCAGCATATAGTTCAAGAGAACATCGTAAAAGAATTCCGTAGGCAACAAAGCCGCACTAATGTTTTGAATGCGCCCCAGCCAGTCCCCGCTATTGAACTGGACCCAAAAAATCCCCAACATAAGGAAATTCTTGACTGGTTAAATAGCTAAACGTGGTGTAATACAATATATGCCCTATGTATTAGAGAACCTTGCTTCTGGAATTGTAGTAACCGAATTTGATGGAGATACAGGAATAGCCACCGTTGCCAATGTCAGTGGTTGGCTTTACGAGAATCTTGGTCAGGTTAACACTTACTTATATACAGACTTTAGCGGAGCACGGGCCAGTGGAACATATGGGGAAATGGACATTGAGGCTCAAAATGTCCTCAAGGAGTTATACCTTTGTAATTACTACAACAAGCAGGCTAGAAATGCCCTTAGAGGCATCGCAAGCTCTACGGTAAGTGGAGATAACATTTTGTCTTTAAAGGACGGAGAAAGCTCTGTAACGTTCGTTAACCGCAACGAGGTGTCCAAGGTATACAGAGGGCTTGCAAGCGACTGTATGGAGAAGGTGACGCGCCTAGCGGCACAGTATAACATATATCAAGCGCAACCCAGACAGTTGGGTGGAATTGATGCAAGTGGAGTAGGAATAACCTACGAAGCTGAGTAGGAATAGTTTACAGCTAAAGACTATTTGTTAGCGGCTATCTTCGCTTTTCTAAGCGCTTTCCTATCCTTCATATACTTAGCCTTTATAGCTACCTGATCTGACGGATTCGCAGCGATATCAGCCAAAAACTGAGCCTTTAATTCTGGAAAGCTCTTTGGCGCTACCTTTTTAGGAGCTTCTTTTTTGGGTGCAGCCTTCTTAGGCTTTGCGGGTTTCTTGGGAGTGGGCATAGTAAAAATTAATTTTAAAGTATTTCTTGACCTCTTTTATCCACGGCCTTAGAAAAGGCATCGAAATCAGATGCGTATGGAATACCTAAGGTGCTGGCCAAGTCTTTTAAGTACGCTTCATTTGTTCTATTTTTAAGCGCCGAGTTATTTAACTCGTCTATAGACTTCCATGGCAATACCGCTGACTTAGTGGGTTTAGGCTTGGGCTGGGGAATAGCTTTTTTGGGGATAGAACCCTTAGGCTTTGAGGTTTTATTCGAATTTGATTCCATAGAGGAGAACGCCTTTAAGGCGTCTGTTATTACGGATCTACGAACGCGCCTGTAGCATTTGCGCCACTCATATATAGACCATCGTTCAAGTCGTTAGGTCCACCGATTTGAGCCGAGAATGTAAGGTCTACAGCCTTGTTTGAACCAATGCTTGAACTCCAGCTTTCACCCTCAACCAACGCTCCTTTAAAGTCCCATCTGATACCAGTGCCTCCTGCTGGAGTTTTCATGATAATTGATACGTCTCGCTCAGGCTGCTCTAGCTTATCAGCCAAGTTCATAGCATCCGTTTGGTTCATGATGGCGCTTACACTAAGCGTACTTACAACGGGGAAATCTACTGTTCTTGCGAATGCAAACTTACTGCCCAAGCGATCAAGCGGTGTGCGTGAAAGAGGAACAGAAATAGTGGCACTTTGGATATGAATACCCTCGGATGCACTAAGGTCTGAAACAGTATCTCCATCAAAAGCAGTGAGACCCATTGTAATATCTCCTGGGCGCAGAGCACTAGTGCTGACTCCCATGCCGCTAGTAGAGAAAGTGGTGCTGTTGATGTTCGAATCAGTATATGGTGTTCCATCAGCCTGAACGATGGAGGGGTTTTTGATTGCATTACCAGCGGAGGAACGCACGTTTGAGCCTTCCATTGTAACAGACGCCGTTGGGAGCGCTCCGACTGACAGATCAATTGAGTAATCACTCAGGTAACAGTTACCAATTCCAATTACGGTGCTGCTTGCCGATGGCGATGTTCCTCCTCCCGTATCTGCGTTCAGATCCTCACCTTCAGGGTCAGTCACCACATACACGTTAACGCCAGATCCAGCAGTAAGGTGACCTGAAGCAAAGTTACCCTGAGCAACGGTTCCTGTTTGAACATAAAAACCGAGCACTCTTTCATTAAAACCATCAGTAAGATAGTAAGAAAAATCCACAGAAACTGTGGGCGGCTCAAGCACCAAAGAGTCGATGCGGGCAAGTTCACCATACTGGTTTACATCTTGACGGTTAATGGTATAACTATAGTTAGCGCTCTGCACTCTGAAAAGTTGCGTGTGGTCCGCGCTTGCACTTGAGGTGGCCTCTTTACTGACCATTATACCTTCGGACTG